GCACGCTGCTTTTCCTGCATCGCCTTAATCCTCTGCCGCTCTGCCTGCTGTTCTGCGTAAGATGCCATTAGCTTGTCACCGCATTCCCGGTCTGTCGACCAGCACTAGGAGGAGCTTCGTTGAACTGCTCAGGTAGAGCAGCCCCAATCCGTTCATCTCTATTCCGTCCCGCTTGCACCGCCTCCAGCGCAGCCTCATCTTGCACAATCGGCTTACCTTCCTCGTCGAACTGAATCGCTCCCTCGCCTTCCAACGCTCCAGCAGCAGCCCGCAACATCGGCAAAATCTCTTCCACCATATGCTCATCGAACCCACGCGCGAGCAAGCGCCTAGCCAGCTCCGGCAAGTTCGGCGGAACCTGCCAGAACTCCACGAACACTGGCGTTAGGCCAGCAAACAAGTTGAGCAGATCCATCCACTGAGAGCGCTCCACGCTCTTCGCCGTGGCATGACTAGCAATATCCATTGTAGTCATATACTCGCCCTTGGCCATCTCTTCATCAATCTCCAAGAACGTGCTAGCATTCCTGTCTAACAGGAACAGCCTCTCCGGCCGGTACTGTGCATCTAACTGCCACATTTTCCTTGCTTTACGAACCTGGAACTCCGATAGCAAGTTCGATTTACGACCCTCACGACTCGTGTTACGTTTCTCGATAATATCCGCTTCAGTGGCTGTGTCCGAGGACTCCATCCTCTGTGGCTGTGGCGTCCCAAGGGACCTGTCGAACATGTTCTGCAGGACATTTAGGAGTTCTCCCTTTTCGGGGGGAATCTGATGAAACGGCAGCGGCACCACCGCCTGACCCTTCGCATCCATCAGACCCGGCACGGCAATAACGCTTCCGTCTGGCGCGTCCATAATCTGCTGCATTTTCTCTGTCGTGATTCCGCTGGCAGGATCCACTAGCCATACGTTCTTCTGCTTCCTGATAATGCTCAAGTTCATGTCCAGAACTTCGTTCACGAGGCTCTGAACAGTATCTCCCCCACCTAGGAGCACTGTAGGCTTATGAAACCATCTCCTCAATCCAGGCGTGAAGCTAAGCGTCTCCGCAGGATAATCATCAAGGAAGTGATAAGGCCACTCCTCATCATAGCGGAGAAACTTCTCATGTCCCTCCGCGATCGTGAGCACAATGTCACGGAACTTCCCTCGTCCAACTGGAAAGTTCTTGGCCCAGACTTCCCATCCCCTGACCATATCAAAGCCATCGTAGTCCTGGCCATCTTCCTTCTCCGGCGCATCCTTCCATCGACTCGGCTTCAGCGATGACGTATTGTCGTAGTTCGTGTCGCCTTGCACTTCCTCGACCGGCAACTCCCAGCCGAATGCCATCCAACGGGCATCAGGCGGCCCTTCCATGCTCAGCAGGTCCGTCAAGAACATGTCCGAAGGCCAATGAACTGCGAACGGGCTCTCATTCTGCACGTTCACGTTCGCGGAAGGATTTTTCCTATCCATGAACTTTTTATGCAGCGCAATATGATCCTTCACCACAAACGTCACAAGCTCGATTGCGTGATCAGGCATACCCAGGAGCCCACCCTGCAGCATATGCATATGCACTTGGATATGATGATGGTGATCTTGCGACTCAGAGACCCTCGTTGCCTGACCGATTTGGAGGAACAAGTTCTCCTCATTCGGATCCTCGAAATCCAACTCCGAGCTGATGTCCGGCTGGAGAAGCTCTTGCAGCATCTTCTCCCTGTCCGCTGTATAACCAATCTTTGCCACACCATACGGGAACAGGAAGGCACTAAGCGCCACTCGCTCGTCGACTCGCAGCTGATTCGTCTCTCGATACCTGTAGTTCATGATCTTCGACTGCCCCTGAGCGCGGGACAGACTGTTCGGATCACTGGGATCGATCGGCGCGGCCGCACGCTCGTCCTCTGGAAACGACTGGAACACAGGATTCGCATCCAGCATGTTGCTCAGGCTCTGGTCTATATAACCATAGACGATATTCGACTTTGTCCTGCGAATATGCTCTTCCTGGTCCGTGTCACTCCCCTGGCTAGCCTCGCGAGCTGTCGTCTCTTCATTGTAAAACTGATCAACCAGGACTTCACTTGCCTGGAAGAGCGGCTTCAGCTTCCTAATCGTGTAGTCGACGCGAGTCGCCCAGAACTTAACTCGATCAATCTCTTTGGATGGATAGGCCATTATATGCCTTATTTAATAACTCGAGGGTACTCATGAAAATCAAAAGGGGTGTCTGGAATCTCTGATATAACCTTCCCACTGTCATCCTTGAACAGCTTACCTCTAGCGGCGGCCTTATTAGCCTCTGCCGTATTCGACACTATATCACTAGCCTGTGTCTCCCTAGCGAACCTATAACCCTCCTGGAACTTATCAGACCAATCCTTCGCTACATGACTAACATGCTCCTTAGCCATCTCACCTGTAGCATTATAACCGAACTTCTTCGCAGCGAACGCATCTCCAATGATCTTTACATCTCGATCAGGAATGCTTGCCAGGGTCTTCTTACTCAATGCCAGTTCCGCACGAACATCCCTAGCAACAAAGTCTCCAATGATCTGCGGATTGTTAAGCCTGAACTGATCAAACCGATGTAGAGTTTTATTCAGCAACACCTGCCCAGCTTTCGACAGCCCCATCAGACGTTGCGGAGCGAACTGCATCTTCCTCGCATCAGGCATCTCAGCCCGCACATCACTATCCCCTACCCCAAAGAAATGCCCTCTCTTCAAAGCCTCCCTATCCGCCTGCGGCAACTGATCAGGACGCATCAGTCGAGCCTCTGTAGTTCGAGGCTTCTTCCTACGCCCTACCGACGTACGACCAAGCGATGCACGAGTGGCGTCCGCCACCGCTACCTGCTGTGATTTTTTCACATCAGTCAAGACACATCTCCGGCCAGTCTATTGTCGGCTCAGCAGGCAACATAATCGTCTCGTTCCTGCGAGCATTTCCCGCGCCAATAGCGCGACGACGACCCATCGCCTGGTCGAATGTATAGACAGCAGGCTTGATAATGGGGATGCCTAGTGGCGTTATTACCTCAGCGGCCATGCCGCGCAGGCTCTGCAGCTTCATCCCAACGATGGCCAGGCCGTCCACTTGATCGTCGTAACGGCCGCGAGGGAACCGCGAGATCTCATGCTTGAGCGCTCCAAGCCACGGAGCGTTCGCAGGGACATGAATGTAACCCATCTGCATCGCTCCAGCAATACTGCCCGCACGCTCAGGAGCATCCTTCCCTCCCATCCCAGATATGCTTACATCGTCAAGGATCGTAAAGACCATCTCGTCCATCATGCGCTTCCGCAGAACTGGGCCAATCGCTTTCTGCAGTGCAACTCGCTCACAGAACCACCTTATCGGACGCTGCCCTGTTTCTTCCGCTTGCATCAGCTCAATGCAGTTCTCCACACCTTCTAGAATATCTGTCTGTTTCCGACTCAAGTGCGTGATCCAGATATGCCCCTTCGGATCTACTCCGAACACGATGTGCACGGTGAAGTCCCCACTGCCCTTCGTCAATGCCCAGTCACTCACCCCGTACCAGACGAGGCGCGAGGGCAACTCATCAACGCCGTACTCCAACAGCCAATCAGGGCGGAACATCTCACCCTCGTCGCTAACTGGCTTCTGTTGGTGAAGGGCTTGGAAGAGGACTGGATGGCGGGCTCTTATCGCATAAAGCTCTTCCAAAGGTCGTCGGTTAGGTCCCTCTGGAAGAAGTGCTGTCTCCACTGCGCGATTCAGCGGATCACCCTCTTCTGCGATGGAAGGAATGGCAAGGACCTCCCAGTCCTCTTCTCCTGCTTCGTTCAGCTTCTCCACCCTGCCGCCCAGATCATCATCGTGCCACCGTTGCATGATCAGGATAACTGAACCACTGCCTTCGCGATACGATCGTAGTCTGTTGAGGAGAACGGCGGAGTACCAATTCCACACGCTTTCACGATGTGCAAGGCTTGCTGCCTCGTCATAGTTCTTGAACGGGTCGTCGATGATAGCAATGTGCGCGTGAAATCCAATAATTCCACCAGCGACTCCGGAGGCCTTGTAGCTTCCTCCGAGAGTAGTCTTCCAAGCATCTGCTGCTGCAGCTTTGGCAGAGATTTCAGTTTCTGGGAAGAGCAGTCCATAACGAGGATCCTGGATTATGTCGCGTGCAATGCCGCCGAACTCAGCAGCCTTGTCCTTGTTGTAGCTGCCCTCGATTAGCTCGTACGTTGGATTCCTGCCCATGACCCACGCGGGAAAGAGCTCCGAACAAAGACGAGATTTGCCCACGGCAGGTGGGATGAAGACAGCAAGTCTGCGAAGCCGCCCAGCTTCCACATCCTCAAGCTTCTCTGCAATCAAGCTATGAACTGGGAACGACTCGTACGTCGGGTCTATGTAACGAGCGAAATCGACGAGGCCGCTCTGCGCCTTCTTCCTGGCAATGAGCGCCTGTGCGACTTCCTTCGGAGAGGCAGTCCCAGCAGAGGGCTCTTGGCTCGTCAAGCTCCGAAGGTCGTTGCCTGTTATCACCCAGCAGCCTCCGCTTCGATTGCTTCTCCCAGCACCAGACGCTCTTCGTCCGTCAGCTCAGAGAACTCTGCCTCCACGGCATCGGGATGCGTGGAAGCGAGCTTGTTCAGCAGGCCCACGAGCGAACCAGTCGTCGCTTGATCCAAGCTATGCACGACAGTCTTATCAATCTCTTTCCGCTCCGTGTAACCTCGCTGCTTCCCGAGGGTCTGCAGAACCTTCCAACTATACCCTAGATCCCCCTGCTCAACGGCCGAGAAGATATTATCCTCTGCCGTGTCCACCATGTTCTCGCGAGCCTCGTTCCACACTTCGAGCAAGACGGGCGAACGAATCACATGATAGCGAACTGCTTGCGGCGAGGACATCCCCAGCTGCTTAGCGACCTTAGCGAGCTTACCATTATGTTGTATGAGAGCGTCGGCTATCTGTGCGGTTAGCTCCTCACCTTGCGCATCTACAGCCGCTTGGACAGCGGGATCTTTCTTAGCACGG